AATGATGAGGGGCAACGCGTATGCCAAATTGAAGTTTGACCGTACAGGCCGCGTTTCCGGATTCCAAATACTCCATCCGGATTTTGTCGAACCATACCTTTACAAAGGAAAAATATTTTACAAGAACACAAACGAAGGGGTTAGTGAAACGCTTGACTCCGGAGAGGTTCTCCACATTCGGAACTTTTCCGATGATGGGATTGAAGGCAAAAGCCCGCTAACCTATGCCCGAGAATCGGTCGGGATGGCATTGGCCGCAAATGATTACGCCGCGGCGATGTATGAAAACGGCGGCGGACTTCGTGGTATTGTAGAAACGCCTATACCACTCGATCAAAAGCAGGCCGACTTTATGCGCGAAAATTTCCTTCGCGTGATGCGCAACTACAAAGAAACGGGTTCAATCGGCGTATTAGATCGCGGTGCTAAATTCCAACAAATTGCACTCAGTCCAAAGGATGCACAATTCATTGAATCGTCAAATATGACCGTTCGCGAAATTGCCCGCTTTTTTGGAGTTCCGCTCCACTTAATTGGCGACCTTGAACGCGCTACTTTTGGAAATATCGAACACCAATCAATCGAGTTCGTAACACACACAATCCGTCCAATCGTTAAAAACTTTGAGGACGAATTAAACCGCCGCGTAATACGCAAATCGGATCGAGCTAACTATTTTTTCCGCTTTAACCTTGATTCACTTTTGAGAGGTGACACCCAAGCACGCGCACAATATTACTCCCAAATGCTAAACGCGGGAGTTATGAGCTTGGATGAGGTTCGCCGCCTTGAAAATATGAATCCAATCGCCGACGGGCTTGGCAAAAAGCATTATATCCAGGTCAATATGACCACACTTGAAAATTTACAAGCTCCTAACAATGACTCACAACAATAGAACAATATCAGAAGCGGAGGTACGCCTTGCAAATATTGGAGCGCTCGAACAACGCGCCGAGAATGACAGCTCAATGAGGATTGGCGGTACCGCTGCAATATTTGATACTTATACTTCAATGGGCTGGTACCTGGAAAAGGTGAACCGTTCCTTTTTTGATGGAATGGACACGAGCAAAGCCGCAGCTCTAAAAAACCACGATTCAAATTTAGTACTTGGCAGAACCGCAAATAATACACTCCGATTAACAGTCGATGACAAGGGTCTGCAATACGAAGTTGATTTACCGGACACGCAAATAGGCCGTGACACTTACGAGGAGGTAAAGCGCGGGGATATATTCCAAAGCTCATTCCAATTTACCGTAAAGGACGAAAATTGGAGCGAATTGGATCCGGATGAACTACGCGGCAAATTGCCGGATGAGTGGATCGACCGCGCAATATATGGAGGCAAAGTACAAGTTAGGGAACTCCTAAAAGGCGGCACGCTTTACGACGTTGCGCCGGTTACGTTCCCAGCCTATCAAGATACAACAGTGGCAAAGCGTTCATTTGAGGGCGCAAAAAAAGTAGAAGCTCCAAAAAACCAAAACATAAACATCCGGTTAGCAATTGCAAAGGCAAACGCGGCCGCTTTTTTAAATTCAATCAAATTTTAAAATGAACTTAGAGCAAATCCAAGAACTTAAAAAGCGGCACGACAACGCAGTTAGTGCCATGAAGGAAGCTGCCTCCGCGCTCAACGTGGAAGGGCTTACCGATGTCCGCAAATCCGAATTAGAGGCAACCTTTGCCAAAGCTGAAAAGGAGCAGGAAGAAGCTTACCAATCTTTTCAGCGCAGCCAAAAAGCGTTTGAAGCTGAAAAACGATCAGCGGAGTTATTTTATGAGAACGAGGAGAGAGGAGGCCGCGCAAATGATAAGCGCAATCCTGAAGAGGTAAACGCCGACTTTAACGCCGTTTTCCGCAAATTCTTAATTCAAGGCGAAGCGCGGATGACTGACGCCGAGCGTTCTATTTTGGAAAAGCGCGGTACAAGCTCATTGATTGCTGGCACAAACTCTTTAGGCGGATATACCGTTCCCGTTAGCCTTGCAAATCAGATCATTGAGTCCATGAAGGCCTATGGCGGTGTTTTGGAGGTCGCCGACATTCTCTTGACGGATTCCGGAAATACTCTAAACTTCCCTACTAATGACGACACAAGCGCCAAAGCGGTACTCGTTGCAGAAGGCGGCGCAGCGACTGTTCAAGACACTACATTTGCACAAGTCGCAATCGGCGCATATATGTACCGCGACCTTGTCAAGCTGTCAAAGGTTTTGATTCAAGATAGCGCATTTGACATCGAAGCGTATGTCGCTAAATTGATGGGTACTCGTTTCGGCCGTGCTGCAAATGAAAGTTGTACAACTGGTACTGGTTCTTCGCAGCCGCAGGGCGTTGTAACTGGCTCAACGCTTGGTAAAACCGCCGCGTCCGCTACTGCAATTACTTTTGCCGAAATTCTCGACTTGGTACACAGCGTAGATCCTGAATATCGCCGCAACGGTCGCTTTATGATGCACGACAATGTACTTGCATATATCAAAAAGCTATCAATCGGAGCATCTGACGCGCGTCCATTATGGCAGCCTTCCTTTATCGTGGGCGAACCTGCAACAATCGACGGATTCCAATACGTTATCAACCAGGATATGGACAGCACGATTAACACCGCCTCCAAGTTGATTTTATTCGGCGATTTTAGCAAGTACTTGGTTCGTCAATCTCGCGCGCTTGAAATTTTACGCAACGAGTACTCGTTTATGGGTACTGCCGAGATTGCTCTTTACGGCTTCGCTCGTTGGGACGCCAAACTACTCGACACCGCAGCAGTTAAGCACCTAATTACCGCTTAATTATGACTATTCGCGTTTTAGATAGTTTGGTTGGCCACGATGAGGACGGCGATTTTGGATATGGAAAAGGCATCCATAAAGACGTACCGGAATCACGCGCCAAGCGCTTAATCAAAGATGGCTTGGCAGTTATTGCAGAAGTCCTAATTGAAGCGGCCACAGACGCAATCGTAAAAAAAGCAACAAAGCGTTAAAATGAAATACTTGCCGTCCGCAATAGAGCTAACTTACTCTTCCTCCTTGCCGGTCACAGTCGATGAGGCTAAAACGCATTTACGCGTTACCGGGAGCGCTGAGGATACTATAATTGAGGCCTATTTGCGGGCGGCAATTCGCTTTGTCGAACAGTACTGCCAAATGTCGCTTTTGGGCGCTACGGTCGTGGAAACTTACCGGAGCTTTCCGGATGATGACCAACCTTTTAATTTGACCTACGCGCCATTTAGCGCGCTCACGTCGATTGGGTATTCTATCAGTACAAATCCGGCAACGTTTACTAATTTGGCGTCGAGTGAATATGTTATTGAAAAGCATACACAGAGCCAAAGGGGAGTAGTTGTTCCCGTCGATGGATGGAACGCAACCGCAGAGCCATTCCAAGTTAAAGTCACGTACTCGACAGGATATGCGAACGCGGCGGCGGTTCCTGCCAATTTAAAGATTGCAGTATTTTTGATCTTAGCAGATATTTACGAAAATCGCACCGATTCACCGTCGGACGCTGTTATACGCGCGTCCGAGCGCTTTATGTCACCCTATACTCGTTTTGTTGTATGATGCGCAACAAAAAAGAAACCATTGGTAAATTAGACCGCCAAATAACAATCCAACGGCGCGCGCTTGTCGAAAACGCGACTGGAGAAAGAGTGGAAACGTGGTCTAACTTGCTGACTGTTTGGGCCGCTGTTATGTACCCAAAAAGCGGAGTTCGTGAGGATGTCACAGAAGGCGCGGTTTATGCAACCAACCGAGCAAACTTCGAGATTCGTAAAACAGATGTAACGGTTATTGATCGGATTGTTTACAATGGTGACAACTGGGACATAATTCGTATATCGGAGCAAGGCAGAAACGATCGTTTAATACTTGAAACGCAAGTCACAGAATGAACGAACAATTAGCAAAGGAAGTTGAGGAGCTGTTAAAAGAGTTTAGGCAGATAGCGCGCAACGCCAAGCGCGGGACAAGCGCGATTCTAACCAAGTCAGCCAAGCCGGTAGTAGCAGCCCTTTACCGGGCAGCGCCACACGGCCGCAAAGTCCATAAACGGTACAGCACTGCAAAACTTGTTAAAAGTATGCGAGCGCCAAAGGGCCGAGGCAATGTAGTAGCGACCTATTATCCTGGCAACCTCGCTGCATCGTTTGACGTACTACGGTTTAGGCAAAGTAAGTACGCGGTTTTTGTGGGTGCTAAATTAGCAAAGGGAACCGCTCAGGGCGTTTTTGGGCCATTTGGCAAAACGGACGGATACTACGCTCACATGATTGAGAAAGGCACGCGCCACACACCGCCCAGGCCGTTTATTTTGCCTACGTGGATAATGATGAAGGAGCGCACACAAAAAACGATTGTAGAGGGCTTAAAAGCCAAAATCAAACGCCTAAAAAAAGTATAATGAACGTTCAAGGCCCGATACGAAAAATAATAGCAGATAATCCAAATGCGTTTGCCTTATTTGGTACTCGCGTTTATCCGGTAGTTGCGCCGCAAAGCGCCGCGCTTCCATTTGCTGTTGTTACGGTAGTAGGCTCCAATCCAGCGCATAATAAAAGCGCTGCGAGTTGGGTAGATAATGTTTTGGTTGAGGTCGCAATTTGGGGAGTATCGTTCGATGAAACGCGTCAAGCAGAGGAAGTATTTAGGCGCGCAATAGATTTTTTTCGTGGCGACGTTACTTTTCAACTTGAACTAACTGCAATAGATGGAATAAGGTACGAACAAGTTAGGCAGATTTACGACAATGACTCCGGCTACCATTGCCACATTGCGCAATATACGGTTAGAATCAACCGGCAAAACCAAGTCGGCCCGCCATTGCCCGTTAAGGGTTTATTTTTTCGCGATGACAGTGAAGCGATTGCCGACGGATTAAATGTTGGCGATCTTTACTTTTTAACTCAGGACAATTACTACGGTATGCCTTATGGCATTCTTAAAATGATAGGATAATGAGATACCTTTTAATAATTGCCGCGCTTTTTTGCAGTTTACCGCAAATTTCCGCACAAAATAACATTGCGTACGGCGCAGGAATTAGCTATACCAATGGCGCTCCTAGCTTTACACCTCCTGCCCGCACTTCGCGAGTAGCTATTGATACCATAACAGGCAAATGGTATCACTACAACACGCCCGGAGGATGGCAGCTACTTGGCAACACCATTGAAGAGATTGCAGGGTGCAGCGCACCGGCCTACACTCCCACAAAAGGCGATAGTAGGGTCGTTATTAATAACTGCACAAGTCCGGAGTTGTACTATTGGACCGGCTCCGCTTGGGTTTGGATTAATGAAGGGACAACCTATTTCGCGGGCGAAGGTATCCGGATTGAGAACGATACAATTATACTTGATAGCCTTGAGCTAAACGAACTACACGACGTTTTTGTGGCAAATCCTATAAACAACCAGGTATTAACGTGGGACAATATAAACAAGCGTTGGGAGGCAAAAACCGTTGCGGATAGTAGCGCTACCAACGAGCTGCAAACACTATCAGTCGCAGCGAACACAGCTACTTTAAGCAACTCTGGAGGGTCGGTAACTATTGCGGGTGCTGGTATTAATACCGTAGGCACAGCGGGA